GCTTGCGGGCGAGGTAGACGTTCTCGGCCATTTGGAATCCTCCCGGAATCGGCCCATTGACTGTCAGGTCGCATCCGGGGGTGTCGTCACCGTGACTCGGGGGTGCCGCTCCCGCGGGGTGCCCGGCCGCGGGCGGGGTGCCCGAGCGTGCTGCTCGCGATCATAACTGCTCGTAGGGCGACGGTCGCGACAGTGCGCGCCGGATTACCTGACCGATTTCGTGATAGCGGAACGACGTGTCGGCCGTCGACACCCATGCGCCGGCCGGGGCGCCGCCCTCGCCGTGCACCTTGACGTCGGGCACGCGGTCGCCACCGAGGCGCATCAGGTTGCCGTAGAGCGACCGCCACGACAGCCGCTCGAGCTCGCTCGTGCGGTGGCGCAGACCGTGATCGAGGGTCAGCTGCAGCCCGGCGCGGCTCATGACGAGCGGCGCGTGCAGGGTGTACGCGAGCGGGTCGGCGTGTCCGGCCTCGATCAGCAGCTGCGCGGTCGCGCGGAGCATCTCACCGTACCGCCCGGACCGCTCGGCCGCCTGCTCGAGCAGCGGCCCGCGGTGCGCCGGCAGCGGCATGCCGCGGACGGGGGCGAGACAGTAGAAATCATCGTTGAACAGGGCGAACCGATCCGGGCCGAGCTCGGCGATCTCCTGCAGCAGCCGCAGCGCGTTCTCGTACTTGAACCGGTTGGGGTCGCGCTGCGGCACGAACAGGTGCCGCACGTTGGTCACGTGCGGCGGCCGATGCCCGACGACCCACACCTCGCCGTGCGGCACGTTCTGCAGCGAGCGGAGCGAGTAGCGCAGCTCGGCGTTCTCGTTGCCCGGCCGCACGACATAGACAACCGGGAGCGGCTCGGTCACGACTTCTCGAGCGCCGCGATCAGCGCCTCGACCGGAACGCCGGCCATCGTGGCGAGCGCGGTGGCGATGACGTACTCGACGTCATCGTCGTCGATCTGATCGCCCCACGAAACCGCGACGCCCGGCGCACCCCCCTCGGTGGCCGGACGCTCGAACTCGATCAGGACGAACGGCCGCGGGTCGCCGTCGCGCAGCAGCAGGTCGCCCCGCGCAGTGCTGGCGCTCATGACAGCTTGCGCAGCGTCGGCAGGGCGGGCAGCGCCGGCAGGGTGAGGCGCTGCGCCGTGACGTCGCGCTGCGCGCCCCGCAGCTCGGCTAGCTCGTTGCAGCACGTGCAGCCGTGAGCGGCCGCGACCCGCGGGTCGATGGCGCGGGCCGAGCGCACCCCCGCGATCTCGGCCTGCTCGCCGTAGGCGCCCTCCATCACGAATGCGATCTCGAACAGGTCGGCCGCGGTGCGCTGGATGACGTTGTTCGACGTCCGCTTGTTGCCGTGCGGCCGCTCGCGGAACCCGATCGAGGTCTGCCGCAGAGCGCCGTCGTTGATCAGCTCGAGCGTCTCGTCACCGGTCGGGGTGCGGCTCACCCGGGCCTCGAACCACAGCCCGTCGTTGCGGTCGTCGAGCGAGCGCACCGCGCCGATCAAGGTGCCGCCGAGCTGCACGTGCTCCCGGGCGGTCCGGATCCGGTTGGCTGCCCGCAATTGGTGGTCGAAGCAGCCGCGCACGAACTCCTCGGTCAGTCCGTCGTAGATGTACTGCGGCACGCCGTACGGCACCGCCCGGCCGAACACGGTGCGGCCGTCGCCGCCGTTGTTCGACGAGCGCAGCTCGAGCTCTCCGTCGAACGTGCGGGTCAGCAGCTCGGTGGTCATGATTCGATCCTCTCGGTTTCCGTGCCGCTCGGCTCGGTCGGTACGCCCGGTGCGCCGGCCGGGCCGCCGACCGGTGCGGGGGTGGTGGCGTTGTCGATGCCGTCGACCTGCGGCATCTTCTCCTTTGCGCGCACCTCGCTCGGCAGCAGCCACGGCTTGCCGCCCGTGGCGACGTTGTACGCCCCGTAACGGGCTACGGTGTCGCTGGCGAGCAGCGCATCGAGGTCGGGCTCGACGTACGTCCCCCGGGGGAACGCCTGCGAGATCGTCTCTTTGAACACGGCGAGATGATCGCCGAGCGTGAACTTGAGCAGGTTGATCGCGTCCTGCTCGATGTTCGAGTACGTGCGGCTCGAGGTCTGGCCGCCGAGCCACCCGACGGGTAGACCGAAGATCAGCTCGAGCTCGGTCAGCGAGAACTTACGCGCCTCGATCAGCTGCGCCTCCTCGGGATTCCACGCGAGCGGCTCGAACGAGGTCGTTGCGTTGAGCACGGCGACCGTCCGGTTCCGCTGCGTCTCAATCCACTTGGTCTTCATGGCCTTGGCCTCTGCCTCGGTCAGATCGGCGTTGTCGCTCTTGAGCACGCCCGTCGGCACGCCTTTGACCGTGTGCGCGTCGGCCGAGAGCGTCATCGCGCCCCGCAGCGTGGACAGCTGCGTCTCGAGCACGCCGAGACCGCGCAGTTCACCCGGGGCGCACGGTCCCTTGATGTGCAGCACCTCGTCGGTCGTGAACGACATGTTCCCGATCAGGTACTCGATCGTGCCGAGCGGCAGCGGGTAGTTCCGCTCGTCGACTCGGCGAACCATCACGGTCGACGCCGGCACGGGCACGATCGCGGTCGGCCACCCGTAGCGGTCGCGAGCAGCGTAGACGCCGATCGCGTTGCCCTCCCACAGGTAATCGAGAGCGAGCGAGCGGAACGTCGAGAACCGCGGTTCGGGCGGGGCGGGCTGCTCGAGCAGGGGCGGGGTCGGGGTGATCAGCCGCGGGCTCGGGTCGCCGCCGTACGGGCGCCGGAACGCGTGCCACGGGGCGCCGGCCAGCAGCCCGGACAGCAGCAGGCTCGCCCGCCACGCGCCCGGAATCGTCATGCCCGACTTGTAGGCGCTCGTCGGCCAGTCCGGGGCGATGTTGCCCGCCACCGAGAAGGTATCGATCAGCCCGTCGGTCGCGATGTCGTACACCTCGTACCGCGTGCCGCCGCCAGCGTCGGGCACCGACCGGGTGAGCATCTTGCCGAGTCCCATGATCAGACCTTCCCAGCTTCACGCAGCGCACCGAGCACGACCGCGGCGACACTCGCCGTGATCAGGGTAACGGCATACCCCGCGAGCAGGTACATGCCTGTCAGCGCGCCGAGCCCGCCGGCCGCCTGCACCGCGCTCGCCGTGAGGCGGTCGCGCAGCCGCGCCCGCGCCGGCCGGGTCGGCGCCTCGACGTCGATCGAGATCATGTTCACGCTCACGCCGAGGTAGTGCGAGAGCTCCTCGATCAGGATCGGCGCCGCGTTGGCCAGCTTGTCAGTCTTGACGACCGGAGCGTCCCGTGGCAGCGCCGGCACGCTGACGTGCCACATGCCTCGCCGCCGCTCGACCTTGGTCCGGTACCGAATCTCTTTCATATCTCCCCTAGAAGACCTTGCTGCGAGGCTTGACGGGCTCGGTCACGGGCGGCTCGAGACCGCTCGCGAACACGGCCGCCGCCAGTGCGGGCGCCGAGTCGATCCGGCGCCGATTCTTCCCCTTCCGCAGTGTCCATCCTCGGTCACTGGATTGCGTCGCGGCGCTCGCGATCTGATCGGCGAAATCCGGCGCCCCGTCGTGAATCAGCTCACCCTGCACGATCAGCTTGTACAGCCGGGCGTACGCGACGATCATGTTCCGGCCCTGCTGCGGCATCCGGAACATCGGCACCGGGGGGTGCTCCTCATCGCCCTTCTCGAGCTGCGGCAGCGTCGGCCACCACGCCTCGTCGGCGGCGGCCCACACGAGCGCGTACGTGGACGCGATCAGCCTGATATACGCATCCGGGCCGTTCGGCCCGTCCTGATCGATCAGCTCGCCGTCGGGCAGCCAAATCTTGCTCGTCGCCTGATAGAGCGTGCCGAGCTTGCTGCGGTTGTTCGGCGCCGGCCGCTGCTGCAGTGTGACGACCGCGGCCGAGTCGCGCTTGAGCGCCATATCGGCGCCGAGCCACGTCGGCCACGACGGCTCGAACTCGATCGTCAGCCCGCGACGCTGCGCGCTGTTGGCGTCCCACGCGCCCGCCGGCAGCCACGACTCGTCACTCGGTACCCACTGATTCCAGTAGTACCGTTTCGCCCTGTTGAGCGGCATTCCCTTGAACTTGCCGAGCAGCTTGCGCACGTTGGCCACGCCGCGGGCGGCGAGCGGGTTGGCCTGCCTGATGCCCGTGATGATGTCGGCGTCATTGGTCGGGTCGAGACCGGTCTCGGCTTCCATGCACACGAACAGCTCGTTCTCGGCGAAGTCGCCGCGCTTGCCGCGGGCGACCTGCCGCCCGAACAGGCTCGTCATGTCGTTGCCCGCGGTCGATCCGAAGATCGTCAGGCCGTTCTCGCGCTTGCTCGTGCCGCCCCACGCGACATCGACCGCCTTCTCTTGATTCTCGGTCGTGAGCTCGTGCACCTCGTCGACGAGCAGCAGCGGCGACTTGCTGCCGTCCGCCCGCCGCGGGGTCGCCGGGATCCGTTTCGCGATCGCCTTACGGTCGTGCATGACGATCTCGCCCTTGCCCGCGGCGGCACGGCCTTTCATCGGCGCTTCCTCATGCTCGAACGAGGCGCGCATCTCGTCGAGCACGAGGTCGGCCTGCTCGTACGAGCTGGCCATATTGAGCACGCCCGGGTTGCCCCGAGCCATGCCGCGGGGGTTGCCGTTCGGCGCCCACTCCCGGAATACCGCGCAGTCGCTGGCCAGCTCGATGCAGCCGAGCCACGCGAGCACCGGGCTCTTGCCGGACCCCTTGGCCAGCGTGATCAGCGCGAACTCGAACCGTCGCGAGCCGTCGTCGTTGAGCTCGGCCAGTTTCCAGAACAGCGCCTGCTGCTCGGGGGTCATGCGCGCCGGCCGCCCGTAGACGTCGCCCTCACCCATCACGCAGTGCTCGTGGACGAACCGGACCCACGTCGGGCCGAGCGTGCGGTTGCGCGCCGGCAGCGGCCCGTTGTTGCCGAACGTCAGCGCGGCCATGAATCGCGGGTCACACTGCTCGAGCAGCTGCTCGCGCGCCAGCGGGCGCATCATCGGTTCAGAAAGCTTGCGCATCGGGGGCAGCGGCGCCGGCCGCCCGGCGCCCCGACGATCCGGAACACGGGATATCCACAGACTGTGCGCGGCGACCGTGGAAGCCGATCGTGCACGAGCGCCGTCTTGCCGCGAGTCAGCACGAGGTCAGTCGTCGGCATCATCGCGCACCGCCTCTCCTGCGCCCGCTGAGCGGCCCGCTGCGACGACAGCGGCACCGATGACCAGTCTGCCCCGGGGTGTGATGCCGAGCGTCTGCTCGAGCTGCCTGATCTCCGCGGCGAAACCGAGCAGCACCCGGGCGAACTGCGGGTCGAACGGCATGTCGACGTCGCCCTCCTCGAGCCACGCGAGCTGCCGCTCGAAAGCCGCGTCGAGCTGCCGCCCGCGGGCGTAGAGCACGAACAGGCGCGTCATCGGCTCGAGGTCGCTCACCGGGTCGAGAATCTGCGCGACGGGGGACGTCCATACCGCCTCCCAGCGATCCCGCAGGTCGCGGTCGACCTTCTCGAGGCGCGCCGGCAGCTCGGGCACGACGAGCGCACCCGATCCGTCGAGCGTGGTCGGCAGCGTGCGGTGCCCCGCGCGCTGCTCGACGTCTTTCGCGTGGCTCACGGTCGCGGCCGCCAATCCTCGGCGAGCGCGATGACCTCGGTAGGCGTGTCGCGCGTCTTGGCGAGCAGGTCGAGCGGCACGCGCAGGCGCTCCTCGACCTCGGCCTCGGGCTCGTCGAGCGCGTAGCAGCTCGACCCGGCCGGGCACGGGGCGTGCTCGAGCTCGACGCCCACGTACTCGAACTGACCCGCCACCGCGGCCCACGCGCGTGCGAGATCGGCGTACGCAGCGGCGCCGGCCGGGTCGCCGAGAGTGCGCAGTTTCTCGTCGGCGACCTCAGCAGCGCGCCACGCGTTGGCCGCCGCGGTCGCCTGCGTCATGCCCTCGTTGATCATGACCTCTCCCTCGGTGTCAGAATCCTCTGCAGCTCGGCCGCCGCCAAGAGCGCCTCTTGACGCTTCCTGGCGCGTGCCGACCGCGCTGCCACGGGGCGGCGGCCGGGCGTCCAATGCTCACAGCCCTCGGCCGCAGGCACGAGCGCCCGGCACGCGCCGCACGGTCGGTGCGTCACAGCGAGACCTCGCACGATGCCGAGTGCTCGCCGTCGCTGCAGCTCGGCAGCTCGCTACAGGCCGCGGGGTCCGAGCCGCGCGAATCCCCCGACCACCCCGCGGCGAGCGCGCGGTCGCGCCACAGTTCACGCGATCGTTGCGCCAGCACGAGCGCACCGCGCAGCTTCCCGAGCTCGTACTCAGGCTCGTCGGGCGCCGGCACCGCGGGCACGCCGTGCCAGTCGTGGCCGCCCGCGTGCCCGCGCTCGAGCGCGCAGACGTACTCGCAGTCCATCACGCGATTGACTTCCGGGCACTGGGCCGATTCCGCCCGCACCGGGGGCGCAGGTTTTTCGGAAGGGCGCG